TTACAGGAATGTTTTTACTAAGATTAATTGATTTGTATTTTAATGAAAACGATAAATAAATAAATTATGCCTACACCAAAACCAAACGAAAAGAAAAAAGATTTTATGTACAGATGTGTACCTGAAGTTATTAAAGAAGGATATAAAAGCGATCAAGCAATAGCAATATGCTCAAAGTATTATGAAAACCGTAAATAGCATATCTGGCGGTAAAACATCAGCGTATATAGCAGCTAACTATCCAGCTGATTATAATGTATTTGCATTAGTAAGAACTGATGATAAAAACTGTATGTACCCAGATGCTAAAGTTAGGCAGTTAGTTAGTGATAAAATTGGCAAAGAATTTATAGGAACATTAGAAGATGATGTAATTATAAATACTATTTTGGATTTAGAACAGTTTATAGGTCAAGAAATAGATTGGGTTAGTGGTAAAACATTTGAAGAATCTATTGATTATAAAGGTGGTTATTTACCCAATAAGATAGCAAGGTACTGTACAACAGAGATAAAAACTATGCCAATATTATATTGGATGTATAATAAAATAAAAGAACCAGTTAAAATGAGATTTGGTTATAGGGCAAATGAAACAAACAGAGCTAAAAATATGTTATCTAAATTAGATGATGAAGGTTATACAAAAGTTAAAGCAACATTTACTAAGTTAAAAGATGGTCGTAATAGTTGGCAAGAAGTAAGATATTGTAAACCAGAATTTCCATTAATAAAAAATAATATATTTAAAGATACTATTGAAGAATATTGGAAAGATAAAACTGTAAGATTTGCTTATATGAATAATTGCGTTGGTTGTTGGTGGAGAAGTGAATTATTATTAAAAAAAATGTTTGATAAACACCCTAATAAAATGAATTGGTTTGCAGAGCAAGAAGATAAAAGAAAAGGAACTTTTAAAACTGGCATAACATACAAACAAATTAAAAACCATAAACTACAAATAGAATTATTTGATGAAGATTTTAACGAATGTGATTCAGGATATTGTGGATTGTGAAAAAAGATTTAAATAAATACAGACAAGTAAAAGATAGTGTTTACACACACCCTCATCAAAGGATTAACCAAAACATAATTAAACACTATTGTGAGTTGTATCCTAATGACAAAGAACTTGGCGAACAAATAAGAAAACTATATGAACCCTAATAGAGAAATAAAGAAAGCTTTAAACAAAGAAGTAATTAAAGAAATCAACAAGGCGCATATGTGGTGTGCATTAATGATGGATGAAAAGATTAAAGCACCTAATCAAAAAAACTTAAGTGTAATAGCAGTATTACTATTTTCAAATCCAGATTTACACGAATACATAAATGATCTTATTGAATTAATGAAAGCAGAAGAAGCTAAAACAGAAACTAAAGAACTAACTAAATAAACTATGGGAGGAAGATCAAGCCAACAAAAGGGCAAACGCTTTGAACTGTCAATAGCTAATAAACTAAAAGAAGTATTTAATATTAAAGTAAGAAGAACACCTTTATCGGGTGGACTTGATTTTAAAGGCGATATAATCTGTATTGATGATAATAGTATAATTAGTGAATATAGTTTCGAATGTAAGAATCAAGAAAAGCTTAACATCTGGAAAGCATTAGAACAAAGTAGAAACGATGCACCAAGAGGTAAAACACCACTTGTAGTATTTACTAAAAACTTCCAATTAGATTATGTAGCCATCGAATTTAATGATTTCATAAATTTATTATTAGAACTTCAGGAATTTAGGAATGAACGTACTTGAATTATTTGCAGGATCCAGGAGTATTGGTAAAGTTGCTGATGAATTAGGTTACAATGTTTTTTCTGTTGATGTTAAAGCATTTGAAAATATTGATTTAGTAAAAGATATAGAACATTTAACAATAGATGATATACCATTTAAACCAGATTTAATATGGGCATCTCCACCTTGTACAACTTTTTCTATTGCTGCTATTTCAACGCATAGAGATAATGGAAAACCAAAAACTGATTTTGCTGCAAAAAGTGATAGATTAGTTTTAAACACATTAAAATTAATTAAAGAATTTAACTGTAAATATTATATAGAGAATCCAAGAGGTTATTTAAGAAAAATGCATTATATGAGAGGAATACCAAAAACAACAGTATGGTATTGTAGGTACGGAGATAAACGAGCAAAGCCGACTGACATATGGAGCAACAACATTGTTAACCTATTTAATATTGATGGATGGAATCCACGACCAATATGTTATAATGGCAATAAAAAATGCCACCACGAAGAAGCACCAAGAGGATCAAAAACAGGAACACAAGGTTTAAAAGATAACTATGAAAGAAGTAAAATACCTTATAAATTATGTTTAGAAATTTTAACTCAAAGTAAAAAATAAATATTTGTAAATAATTTTATAGTTTTGTAAGAACGTGGATAAAAACAAAGTATTATCATTATTAGCTGAATACCATAATAAATGGTTAGCGAATGTTAATGCTTTAATAAATGATGAAAACATACAAGCAGAAGATATTGTTCAGGATATGTATTTAAAGATTCACAGTTCAAAAGATGAAATTATAAACAAAGCAATAGTAGATAGTAAGCCACATATTGGATATGTCAATAAAATTTTGTACACTATGTACTTAAAAGCACAAAAAGAAGAAAGCTTAAAAACGGAATTAAAAGATAATCATACAGTAGAAGAAAAACAACCAGAGATTAACAAATTCAATATAGAAAAAAAGATAGATGAAATAGTAAACTCATTCTATTGGTTTGATAGAAAACTATTTAATTTATATAGAAAAGAATTTCATACAATTCGGAGCTTAAGCAAAGCAACCAAAATAAGTCACGTAGTAGTACACAACACAATAAGCAAGTGTAAAAAAAAAATTAAAAGAAAACTAAAAAATGAAATCTAAAGGATTAGGAGATAGCATAGAAAAGATAACTAAAGCAACAGGCATAGATAAAGTAGCTAAATTTATACTTGGTGAAGATTGCGGATGCGAAGCAAGAAAAGAAAAACTAAATAAACTATTTCCATATAAAAATGCTAAATGCTTAATAGAAGAAGAATACAACTATTTAAAAGAATTCTTTAGCAAACATAAAAACACTTTAACTAATATAGAACAACAAGAACTATTAAAAATATTCAATAGAGTATTCAACGCCAAAAAAGAATCATCAAACTGTGGATCTTGTGTAAGGGATTTAATACAACAAATGAAAACTTTATACAAAACCTATGAAGAAGAAAACAAAGAAAAGTGAACACAAAACAAGAAAACAAACTGAAGAAAAACTATTATTATACTTAGAACAGTTAGAACAAATGAACAATGAAAATACAATGAATAATGGCGAATGAAGAAAATTTAAAGAGTTGGTCTAAAGGAGAATCAGGAAATCCTAAAGGTAGACCAAAAGGATCAAAGAATAGAAGTACAATAGTACGTGAACTATTAGAAGTATTATTAAAGCGTAAGAATCCACTAACAGGCGAAGAAGAATGGTTATCTGCTGAACATCATATGACTATAGCAGTATTACAGAAAGCTTTTGAAAAAGGTGATGTCAATGCATACAATGCTTTAATGAACTCAGGATATGGTTCACCAAAAGATACAGTAGATGTTAATACTACAGAAACAGTTTCACACGACTTTAAAAAGTTAGTTAGTGCAATTAAGTTTAAGCAATAAGTACAAAATATTTGAAGAATCAGATTCACGTTACTTTATTGTTACAGGTGGTCGTGGTTCTGGCAAGTCATTTGCTATTAACACATTTTTACTATTACTAACTTATGAAGCTGGACATACTATTCTATTTACAAGATATACTTTGCGTTCTGCTTCAATATCAATTATACCTGAGTTTATAGAAAAGATAGAATTACTAAATAAAACAGATGACTTTGTAATAACTAAAGATGAGGTATTAAATAAAGTAACTAAATCTAAAATACTATTTAGGGGTATTAAAACAAGTTCAGGTGATCAAACCGCTAATCTGAAATCATTACAAGGCATAACAACTTGGGTGTTTGATGAAGCTGAAGAAATGACAGATGAAGATATGTTTGATAAAATAGATTTAAGTGTAAGGCAAAAAGGATTAGACAATAGAGTAATATTAATACTCAACCCAACAACAAAAGAAAACTTTATATACCAAAGATGGTTTGAAGCAAGAGGTGTACAAGCTGGAAGCAATATAACTAAGGATGATACTACATACATTCATACAACGTATTTAGACAATATAGAAAACCTAAGTCAAAGCTATGTAGAGCAAATAGAGAGAATGAAAGAAAGAAGGCCAAGTAGATACAAGCATACTATACTTGGTGCGTGGTTAGATAAAGCAGAGGGTGTAATATTTACTAATTGGAAGATAGGCAAGTTTAAGCAAGTAGGTAAAAATGTATTTGGACAGGATTACGGTTTTAGTAATGATCCTACAACCTTAGTGCAAACCAATATAGATAAAGAGAATAAACTAATCTATGTGAAACTATGTGTATATCAAACAAAGCTAACTACAAGCGAGATAGCAACGTTAAATAGTAAGTTTGCTAATCGTGATTTAATAGTAGGTGATTCAGCAGAACCAAGATTAATATCTGAGTTAACAAGAAACAATAATATAGTAGCAGCTATTAAAGGTCAAGGATCAATAACATACGGAATAAGCTTACTGCAAGATTATGATTTAATCATAGATGAAGAAAGTACAGATTTAATTAAAGAACTAAATAACTATTGTTGGTTAGAAAAGAAATCACAAACACCAGTAGATAAATTTAACCACGCTATTGATGCTTTAAGATATGCAGTTAGCTA